TTAGTGCTTGACTAGCACCAATTTGATAAGCAGCTTGATTAGCAATGGTAGTGAAGGTGTAACTCTTCATTGCCCACACAGGCATACCATCTGCTTGGAAACCCTTAATCATTGCGTTAAGAGCTTCCGCTGCTTCTGTTACCTGCGTGGCTGTGGCTGTGCTTCCACCAGACAACACCGCAAGCTTGCGAAGAGCAGCACTGATGATAGCGTCACGTTGAAGCTTCCATGTAGTTGTTCCAGAAGTAGCCATTATATTCCTTAAGCTTTATGATATTCGGCTTCTGTCAAGATGCCAGGTTTGTATTTACCTTCAGGTTTGAAGATGGTCAGTTCTTGTTGGCGCATTTCAGGAGCAAAGCTAATGTGCATCCAACGTCCAAACTCATGGATCATCTGGTCAAACTTAATACCAGCTTTCTTAACTTCTTGGCAGAGTTGGTAAGGGGTTAGCTTAGAGGAGCTAACGTCAATTGCCCAACCGTCCATGTGACTAGAAACCTTGCTACCGCCAACAGCAACGTTAACAGCAGGCAAGCGGAGCCAAGAGTTGATTCTCAAGGGACCTGTAAGGTCACGAAGCTGCTCAAGCTTTGCAGCAGCAGTCTTCATGTTTTCAAGTTGTACGGTAGAAGGCTGGTTATCAATACCGTTACGAACAGCGGTTTCGCTGTAGGTTGCTTCTTCAAGGGTAAAGTGTTCACTAAGATTCATAGTTATTTAGTCTTTTTTAATGCTTCGTTTTTGTCTTTGCTACCTTGGCTAGAACCAAAGAAGTAGCTTAACACCTGACCTGCTGCACTAGTAATAAAACCCAGCGCATAAATAATAATATTTTCTTGACTATCTGGAATGTTGATAAACAACAAAACACCAATCAATAAAAAACAAAGACCAACAGTACCCAAAGCAAGGATAGGCACAACGAGTTTTTCAAGCCAATGTGCGTCAGGACTGGTTGCAATTGCCAAATGAGCTTTACGAGCTGAGTCACGATCTTGTATCTCTAATTCAAATTGTTTTAAATCGAGTTCAGCAAGTTTTAGTGCATCATCGGGATTTGCCGTGAGGTGGGCTGTCACTGCTTCTACGGTATCAGCCACGCCTAGTTTTTCAGCCATAGCTTTAACAGCCATGCCGCCTAGTGGACCTGCAACAACCGTTGCAAGAGCAGGAGCTGCACCCCTGAGTAAATTTAAGAGTTCGTTCATTATTTAGCCCTGTAACACATCTCAACTGCGTCCTTTACAATGATGTACAGGTACAGCTCAAACGGTAATATAATAAAAAACAGCAGTGTAAGTAATACAAGAAAACTTACAAAAGCGGTCTCGCTAGAAGAATTGCCAGAGTTAGTGCCCATATTTCTATCACCACTAGGGCCATAACAATGACCCATAATATTCGTTGTCTTATCTTGTTTACAAAACGTTCTTGGCGTTGTATTGCTTCTTTACGTTTTCTAATGTTTAATAAGTGCGTAGCTTCTTGTTTCTCTTGTACAAGTCCAAACATTTCAACAACGTCTGTGTACAAGGCGCCCAGCTCTGGAGGACTCTGATAAACCATAATCTCCCTGATTTCCTTTTGTAGCTTTTCCATTTCTTTCTTAGCTACTACATGGTCTAGGGAAATATCAAGTAGTTCATCTGGATCAATTACTGCAGTATCAATCCGCTCTTGTTGTGCTTTAATCTTCTTGTCAATGGCAATCATACCTTTGAAGAAGATTTTTAAGTTATTAGTTAAGTCTGCTTTAATAGACTGTTCATCCCTAACAACAGGAGAGGCCCCCCTAGGTTTCTCAGATTTCTTTACATCTGGAGCCGCCTGTACGGGGGGACTTTGTTTATCAGGAAACAGTTTAGACTTTAGGAAGTTCCAAACACCAACAACCTCATCAACGTGCTCTTTAGCTTCGTCAAAGGTTTCTTTGGCTTTTAGGACAACGCCCTTATACTCCTTGTACAACTCACATCCCTGCTGTATTGCGGCAACAGCAGCATTCATTCCAGCAAGGATGGTTAAAGGCATATTAGCGTCCGTGTGTTAGGAAGGTGAACACCATCCCGCCCATGCCTGTAAGCAGTACACCACATGCTGTGATAAGTATTGACTCCAAACGTTTAAGACGGGCATTAATTACTTCATATCGTAAGGCACAGATTTCTTCATGTGAAGAGATACGTGCTTCTGTTGCATCTATACTGGCCATTAATACTTTCCTTCAGCAAATACATTAACAAACACTGTACCGTCTTCAAGTGCTTCAATTTCGTGCCAACCATCGGCAACTAAATTGACGGGCTGGGTGTCTTTTGTCATGACAAGAGATTTACCCTCTTTTGTTACCAAGCATGATCCCGCATGACACATCGTAAGATGAGCATAGCTGTGTTCATGGCGAGGAAGTCCTTGCCCTTTGTTGGCATGGTAAACGTTCAGGGTGGCACCATCATACGTGACTTGGTGAACGGGCATAACTGCTTGGACTGTCATAGCGTTTGAGCGCCTTGGGTTGTTGGTTGCGGTTGTGTTGCTGTTGGCGGTGGCTGCACTAAAGCTGCAATTTCCGAAAGGTCTACACTTTGTACAAGCGCTTCTCGCTCGGCTACCCACGCATCCTGAATTTCAGTATCGGTTAACTGCCCAACTGGGGCCGAGTGCATAATTAGTTCGTGTAAAGCACCCGCCGTTGGAGCAGCGCCGTTCTCAATCGGAATGTCGATGTTGTAGCGAAGGCCAAACACCGTCGCCGGTGTTTTGTACAGTACCGTAATTGCCCCCATCCGTGTATCTAGGGACTCAATTACATAAGTTACATCTTGAATGTTTGCCATGTTTTACCTTTTAGTTAAGTGGGCCGGTGCGCGTGCCTGTTACTACCCAAGTAATGTTTGCGTTGCCTGATGTGCAAGAACCCGCTCCGCCGCCGCTATAAGGGCCTATTTGAGGGCCGCCACATGAAGCGAGTGGGCCAAAGTTATTGCCAGTAGCACCGGCTGCTCCCCAACCTCCACCTGCTCCGCCATTACCGCCGTTATAGTTAGAGTTAAACACAGCACCAGAACCCCCACCACCAGCAGCGCTGTAAGTACCACTACCTCCAGCAGACCCACTAATGCCCCCCGCAAGACCCGCTGCACCACCAGAAGAGTTTGCGGCGTTGCTGCTTCGACCGCCACCGCCACCGCCACCGCCAAGCCCCGCAGGGCCACAACAAAGAGGCACGTACCCAGACGCTCCGCCACCTCCGCCACCGCCACCGCCAGCTACAGTGCCGTTATTAGTTACGCTTAACGCGGTAGATACAGAAAGCGCCGTGCCGCCAGCGACACCAGCGGCTCCCGCAGTCCCTTGCCCAGCACCCTTGCCGCCACTGCCCCCCATACCTACAACGGTTCCGTTGTTAGTAAGCGAAACACCGCCAGGGAACGAGCCGCTGACTGTAAGCGCTGGGGTGCCTGTACTGTTTGATGAAATGATTACGCCCGCATTGATAGTAGCAATTACAGGACTTGATTGATTCCACCCCGCGCTTACTGCAAGCGTGCGCAAGTTAGCGTTTGTTTGATTGGACGCAATCGTGAACAAAAACGGGCTTATTCCCGCAAAGCCAAAGCCCCTTGCACTCGCTGATCCTCGTGTACCTAATGTTGGCATAACGGGCCTTTACGCAAACTTAGTTTGAGATGCCAACACGGTGTACGTAGCAGACGCTGTTTTAATGAGTGTCATGCTGTACACATCTATCGAGCTGGTGTTGCCAGAAGTCGGTGCTGTGCCGCCTTGCCATTTAGGAGTTACCGAAGTACCGTCAATGGTAAAAGCGTTAGCATAGTAAGCAGTGGTGCTGTTTGTAACCAACAAAGCAATAGTCATAGATTGACCAATTGCCATTTGAGAATTCAATGTTGTACCACTATTACCACGAATGTTCACAGTAAAGTTGTTTGCTGTGTTTGAAGTGTAGTATTGAACTGCTTGGGTAAGCATGTCAAAGTGTGTTGTAGCTGCAGGAGCAGCCGCTGTAATGGTAGCAGTTTCCAAGATAGCTTTTGTGCCATTCAATGGAGATGCTAACATGTTAACAGGTACTTGTGTTAATGGCATTTAATATTTTCCTTCTGCAAAGACGTTAACAAACACGGTACCGTCTTCAAGTGCTTCAATTACTGGAATTGTCATAGCGTTTGAGCGCCTTGGGTAGCAGGCTGAACTTCCTGTATCGGCACTGGAATTGCTTTGATTGTTTGGTCAACGGGGTCATACCAAAACTGGTCGGCCACAACATCGTCGGCACAAGGTGCCCAAAACATCGCTTCTGCAACTGCAAATACGTTTGCGTCAGGTTCAACCTGAGCAACACGGTAGCCTGTTTGTACAGGTTCAATAGTAGAAATAAGTGCTTGCATATTTATCACCATTCAAAAATTACAACGCCTGCCGCGCCTGCACCACCAGTGTTTCCGTTTGTGCCACCACCCGAATAAGTTCCACCACCGCCACCACCGGCACCACGCGCAGTTGAAGCAGGCACTGCCGCCGCCACCGCCACAGTAGCGCTGGTACCAAAAGAAGACCCGCCGCCCGCACCAATTGTGCCGTACCCTCCTCCTGAGTTAATGTCTCCATTAGAAGCAGCCCCGCCTGCACCGCCAAGAACAGTCATTCCAGCGCCTCCGCCAGTAGCTGTGATAGTTGTAATTGATTGCGTTCCAGAAGCCACGCTAGACGTCCCACCAGAAGAAAGCGTTGCGCCTCCTGCACCAACAGTTACCGTCAGGGTATTACCCGGTGTTAACCCGGTGAGATATTTAATTGCAGTAGCTCCAGCGCCTCCGCCACCTGATTGACCATAGCAAGCGGTGTAGTTTGCACCCCCGCCACCAGCACCAACAACAGTAACTTTGACTGCTGTGACACCTGTTGGGATTGTGAATGTTTGTCCTGAGCCTGTTGTTGTAAACGCTTGGCCTTTGCCGCCACCACCAGCAGGGGCAACAACGGGTTGGCCGTTGGCTTTCATGTAGTTAAAGCAACGCCAGTTACCACTTCCTAAACTTACTAATTCAGCCACATCTCCTGCAGCAGTTGTAATATTAGCTGCACTAGGTAAAATCAAAGAGGTTGCGTTATGGGTTAACGTCAAAGCTCCAGCAAAAACTAAACGTCGTACAGCACCTGCAGCAATTGTACCAAAGGCAGTAATTGTAGTAGTGCCTGAAATATTAATTGTGTTAGCAGTTGCCGCACCAATACTCACAGTACCGCTTGAAGCTAAAGTAACAGTGGTAGCTTCATTTAAAGCATTGGGCAATGTTAATTGAGCACTAGAAAGTTTAACAGAAGAAACTGTTCCATCACTAGGAGTACCAATTGCCAGGGGGGATCCATACACCACTTCAATGTTACTTGTTCCAGAAGGGGGAGCTTGACTAAATGTTAAGGTTGTACCGGAAACAGAGTATGTTGATTTAGCTTGATAAACACCGCTAATAGAAACATAAGTATTATTCTTAGTACTTGGATCTGCTGTTAAAGTGTATACTGTAGTAGAACCGTTTCCACTAAACACATCCACGTTAACGTTTGTAGCACCCAAGCCTGATTGACTAGCAAACCAAGTATTTGTTTCCAAGTCAGCTACTAAGATAATTTGACTGTATTGAGAACCAATTTGAGCAGTAACACCTCCGTTAATAGTATCGCTACCAGAACGGTTTACGTTTACAGGGTTACCGTCAGAGGTCCATTTAACAACAGCAATTTTAAAACCATCACCAACAGTGCTAATAGTAGGCAACGTGATAGTAACCGCACCACTAGTCGTAGTAACTCGAATAAGGTCACCCGCATCTCCAGCCACAACCGTGTAGTTTGCACTTTTATCTTGTACAGCAGAGTACAAGCCAGAAGCGGCTGCTGCTGCAGCGGCAATTGCAGAGGTGTTAGCAGCAGAAGCGCTGTTAGCAGCGTTTGTTGCGCTTGTTGAGGCGTTGCTTGCTTGTGTAGTTGCTGTGCTAGCACTTGTAGCTGCACTAGAAGCACTTCCAGCCGCAGTAGTTGCACTACCTGCGGCAGCAGTTGCAGAAGCGGCTGCAGCAGTAGCAGACGCAGAAGCAGCACCAATAGAATCCGTTAAAGAGGCTTTATTAATACGTAGTTCTACAATAGAACCCAGCGCAAAAATATTAGCCAAAGTGCCATCTTGTGCACGTACAATAGTAAATGTAGTGCCAGAGCAAGCCGTTACTTTAACAATTTCACGGACAGTTCCAGTGGAATCTTCTAAAGTAACATAAAAATAATCACCGCCGGAAGGAGATGGGAAAAGTGTTTCAGTACCACTTGCTACGGTGAGAGTTGTATCCAAAGCACCAATAGCCGCAGCTAGTGTGCTTTTTGCGTTGTTAGCAATTAAGACAGCCATTAATCAAATCCTACAAAATTAAGTCCAGAACCATTCCAGGTGCGATCAGTTTCATTGTTTACCGGATTCATTGGATCAGGTACAAAAGAATCTTGTGCAGGATATGGACGAGAAAAAGGTACAGCGATTTTCTCTTTCTGTACCTTAAGAAGAGTTTGAGGATGACGTGTTTCCCAATCCTCTCGGCAAACCATCAGTCCATCCCAACGCTTCTGTAAGTCTAGTGCTTTGAATTTACGTCCGCAACTGTCGCAAAGCGCGTTCCAGT